ACATTATATGTCAAATTTGAAGTACGAATAAATGGATCCATCTCACTTCCAGAACCAGAAATTGTAATGCTACTGTTAATAGTATTTGCATATGTGGACATTGTGTTGTATATTGCAATTAAATCATTCGCCACAAACAAACTTGTAAAATTACCCATAATTGGTGCATTATTGGATACACCATCAGTTTGATATATTAAAGATATCATTGCTTTACCTGTTTGCACCGCAGTCTCATAATGAGGCAAGTTTGCAACTCCTTGGTCGGCCGATACAGTTATAGAAGTCACACCAGATATTCTATTTGTATGTGCTAAAAAATCTCCTGCTTGAGTATTACCAGTAGAACTGTTACTGATATAAGCTAAAGTGGTGCTAATCTGAGTCCAAAGACCAGTCAAATTGCCAGAACCTTGGACATTATTAGCTACAGATACCAAATTATTTGATGAAGCCCAAATGCTTAATGTGATATTAGCACAAGGATTAACAAAGTAACCGCCCGTATCACTGTTAGTAATATCATCGGCTTGCCATTGTACTAACATCTTTGGCATAGAATCTAATGTTCGTGTAACGTCATTAGGCAATGTAGTAATGATTGAGTTTGGGTCAGTATATGTATAGTTTAATCGTGAGAATAGTGAAGCCATAATATAATCCTTAAAACATTGGCCCAGAAATTGGCGGTGAGGTTGGACCTCTGGCCATATGTAAGTGAGTATTAAAAATTGAAGTATTAATCATATCTGTCATTAAAACAGCAGACATTGTGCCAAAAGATCCTAGCGGCGCTTGAACATTTACTGCTGCTGTTACACAGCCTGGAATCGCAACAGGAACCCCAACTGATAATCCTCCAAGCACAGATACAAAACCATATGGACCAGCATTAACACCTTGAGCTGCAGAAACCCAACCATCACTTGTAATGTTTGTTGCTGTTATTGCTCCATTTATTGTTAAATCACCTTCTAAACTTAGATTGTCTCCTGTTACAATTTTTAAAGAACCAAGAAAACTTGACCCACATCCAATAGTCATGTCATTGTCAGATAATATTCTGCTTTTGCCTTTAACAACCTGAGTGAAATCTCCTTTAACAACTAGATCATAATTACCTTCAATTAATTCAGTTTTATTACCTTTAACATTAACAATCGAATCACCTTCAATAGTGATGTTACAAAATCCACGTATATTTACATACTTATTTTTAGCAATAATCTCATATCCATCACCTACAATTTTGTGTGTCTCATCACCATTAGAATGCATTTCAATAAAAGTTTTTGATCTATGATGTATACGAATACGCTCACGATCTTTTGTATCATCTAATTCGAATATATGTCCAGATTTTGTTTGAGTTATATTATTATCTGGATATCTTGGTGGATTTTCCACGGAAGCTTCAGATTCTCTTTGCCTCCAACTATAATCTGGAGGAGAATATTCGTTATTAATTGCCATAATTTTTAAGCTGTAGCTGCGTTATCGGAGGTAAGTATTGCCGCACTAACAAGTGTTGTTGCTCCAGGTGATGCTACCAAAGAAGATGCAGCTGGAGTTAAAGAACTTAGTGTATCAGGAGCACTCATAAAATCAGCAAAAGATTTGCTTGCAACATCACTCTCAGCTGCACTCACTGGTGTGGTTATAACTGCAGCTAACTGTTCTGGTGCGCTAGCCAAAATCGCAGCCTGCGTTGTCACTTCTTTAATGCTGGTGCCAACATCTCTAACAGCATCTGCGAGTGCAGTTAAATCCGATGATCCTCCACTAAAATCAGCAAATGCAGAAGTAAATCCAGCTAATAGTGATTTGTATAAATTTGATAAACATTGTTGAAACTCAGCTAAAAGTCTTGCTGGCAAACTTAAAATATATGCTATTATAGCTCTAATTTGCCTAACAATTTTTAAAAATCCAGCTATTGTTTCATTAACGTCTTTTATAAAATCGGCAAATCTTTTTATTTTTTTAGCAACATCTTTAACTAATTGAACAAGCTTCAAAAATTCACCTGAAGGATCAGCAAACCCCATTGCTTTAAGAGCTTTAGATAACAAATCTTTTAAGAAAGCAACAACTTCACTAAATTGTCTTTTAACTGCATTAATAACACGGTTTGTTTCGTGAGTTATATCACATACATGTACTAGTTCTTGATTTGTTCTATCAACACCTGTGCCTGCAATAACTTCTCGGCCGCCTGGTGATGTTGAGGGAAAATTCAAAATTCCTGCTGGATCTCCTGGTGGTTTAACTGGCCTTCTGGCTGTTACAACTATCTCAGGAACTTCTTCTTGTGCTACTATTCCAGGAATAGTACCCATAACATATCCATACTGTGCTGATTCAGGATCTGGAAAATAAACAAGAACCCATTCACCAACTTTTGGAATTGAGCTTTGACTAGAATTCATTGCAAATAAAGATGAAAACCAAGGCAAAGCTACGGTTGGAACTTTTTTCCTATCTTCATTGTGAACTGCAAAAACACGAACTCGGACTCGATGAAGCTTCAGAGGATCATCAATATCCTCAATTTGTCCTTCAAATACATTTTTGTTCATTTAAATATACCCACTCTTTAGAATATTCATTTGTTGTGCAGTTGCTGAATACGAAGGTTTCTCCGTTGAATCAGTAACAACTTCAACTATCGTTTCAAATTTGCTATATGATATAATATGTCTTGTGGCCAATATGGCATACTTTCCTCTTAATGTGTTATCATAATTGTCAGAATCATTTGTCTTAGCTGCTGTGCGAGGGACATCTAAGTATAATGTTTTACCTGAAGTAACAAGAAAGTTTCCAGGAAGAACAAGCTTCAATCGCTGACCCACAAAATTCTGTAATATAGCTTCTCTTTGGAATATATATCTCTGTGGATTATCTTGTGCCTGTATAGATGCTGCATAGTTTCCTAAAACATAAGGATTTGTTTTACGGTCACTTGTGTCTAAGTAAAACAATTTCCTGGAATTATCCATATCGTAATTACTTTTACCAGTTTTGTTTATAGATTTTGCCACAATAGGGTTTGGATTTGCATGCTTTGAAATAGAATATAGATCATCAAAGGTATAAGATTCTTTTTTAAAGCTTCTTGTTACAGCATCAAAACCAATAACACTACCTGAATATACACCTGATTGTGTATTCTTTATAAAGTCATATTGTGTTATTACTTCCATTTGTCTTGCACCAACCAATTCTTCTTTTATATTATCACCTGGTAAATTTTTTGCCGAGAAATTTACATTGAACAGGGGTTCACTTTGCATAATCTCACTTAGTGTCGTAAGATTGTACCCATCATTATTCTCAAAAAACATAAAGTTTGGAATATTAGTATTGTTTAAAGACCTTTTAACACACCAATTTATTGCATCCAATGGTTTCAAATTAGGTACAATAAACTGGTTTGTCCCATAAGATGGGTTTGAGTTGTATACAGTTCTAAGCGGCACTTTTAAATAATCTCTCAGTATGCTAAAGATAGCATCAGAATATGTTCCATCATAATATTGACTGACTCGTTGTTGTTCTGACAGAAGTAATTCTTCTGATACAAACTTCAAAATATAAGATTCACTTGTTTGATTAATACTTTTTCTATCTGTTTGGCTAAAAATTGCAAACTTCTTTTTTATAGGAAATAAATCATCACCCTTGGTAATATTTACCAATAGGTATTCGGTACCATCAAACAATAATTTTTGTGTTAGGCCAATAGAATCCACAATGAGTATATTACCACTTGAACATGGAGTTAACATACTGTCATAGATGTTTAATTCTTCAAACATCCCCTGTAAATTATATTTACCAAATTTAGAAACAAGAAACAATTCTTCAATTTTAAAATCGGTAGATTGCCTTAGATTAAAATTACTCATATAATAGTATCAGAAATTACTCTTTTAAATTCTTTGTCAACAACTTCAAGTAATTCAGGCCTTAGAAGTTTAATAACTCTCTTGTTATCATTCTCCTCTATTTCATAATTGTAATATGTTACTGTGTCTTTTGTTATAGCAATAATCACTTTATTTTTATCAGCAAGAGTATATTCAGTTGATGAAGATGCAATGTTAGCATATGTTGCAGGATCAACCTGTATTTTAGTCTCAGTTTTTTTACCAGAAATTTTATCTGTTTGAGTATTAATCTTATAGTAAGCTTGAATATTTGCAGTCGCCCATTCAAGACCAGTTTCACCGGCCGCAGTATTGGCATTACTGGTATATTTACTATCGATGAATTTAATTATGTTTCTCTGTGACAAAGGCCAATCATAAAATGGGTCAACAATATTATTCATATTCAATATAATCCAATGTTTTTCGGATGAACCATATATCTTAGCAGCAATTATTTCTGGCGTGTCACCATCTTCCACATTATACTCATAGTAAGTTGAACTATTGTCTTTAAATTTTTGTTCAAATGAAAATCTAGTTGTTAGATTGGTTAAAACATCCAAAGACTGCATTGCAGCATCTGGGGTGTAATAAACTTTTGGAAAATAATTAAAGTAATTAGCCATATTATACTCCTGAGCCGTCACCAAAAGTAGTTGATGGAAATCTTTTGTCTTTTACGTTTCCATCAAAATATTTTTTTGTAAGAATTTCAACTTCTTTAAATCCCAAATCTAATCGAATGCCTACAGGCATACCCGTTCCACCTTTTTCTGGTCGGTTACTATTACCAGTTTCATAAGCTGCAAATCCATTTGGTGCATAATCAACATCTATAGATTGCAAAACACAAGTTGAAACTGTAGGTATATTTTTATTTACTTCGCCGTTGTAATAAAACTCTATGTCAAATTCAGAAGGAGGCACTAAAAATCTTCCATAAGTACCTTCTAATATTTCTGGAGCTTGGTGAAATTGAAGTAATTCAATAATATCAAGCACTTCTCTAGATTCTCTTTCATCTCTAGGATAAAACATAAATTGAAATCTAAAGGATCTAAATTGTGGTCTACTGTATATAAGTTCTAATTGAGGATTTTGTGCTAAAACTCCACCCGTTAAAGCACTTAAAGCTGTAAATCCTAAATCACCAGTTCTAGATAGTCCAGCGGCAACTTCTGCAGCAAAAGGACTTAAATTGTCCACAGATCCTAATGCTCCACCTCTTTTATATCCGTCTACAGTTGAAGCTCCAGCTTGAGCAATTTGGCCACCAATACCAAAAGCATCTTTTGCAGATGCATCGGAATATGCTTGATTATATGTAAAATTTAAAGTGTCTGGCATATACAATGCAATTGTATCGGTTGTTCTTCTTACTGTACGAAACAAACTTCCACTTTTAATAACATTGCTTGCATTTTTTACTGTATTGGATAATCCATTAAAACCTTGATTACCTGTAGGGTCAAATATACTTTCTCCAGTAAAAGGTACGGAAGATATTGAAGTTTTAGCTTTATTAATTACATCGCCTGCAAAGTCAATACCAGTCGCAAGAGCTTGTGTTAAGTTTGTTTTGACTCCTGATTGTTGGTTTATTTGAGCTGTTGGTCTTCCTTCACCTTCAGCATAATTTTTTGCAAATTGTGTTCTTTCTTGAACAAAAATTTTAAACATCATATAGTGCGCCTTGTCTGTTGCGCCAAGGTCAATTGGATATCTTTTATTATTAAAATTGAACTGAAAATTTGATCTAGTAAAGGATCTAGGGCCGTCCGATTTAAATTTTATATCCGTTAGAGAGAAAAATGCCATTTTTAGTCCTATATAATAATTACTATATATTTATATGACTTCTGTTAACAAATCGTACAAGGGTATATTTAAACCAAAGAACCCTAAAAAATACAATGGAGATTCCACGAATATCATATACCGATCATCATGGGAACTTAGGGTTATGAAATATTTTGACGATAATCCAAATGTAATTTATTGGGCATCTGAAGAATTGTTTGTATCCTATAAGTCGCCAGTTGACCAAAAAATGCATAGATATTTTCCAGATTTTGTGGTCAAACTAAAGGTGCGTGATGGAAGTATGAAAACTCTTATGATTGAAGTCAAACCTGAGGCTCAGACTAAAATGCCCACACAGAAAAGACAAACCAAAAGATTTATTCAAGAGTCCGCTACTTATGCTATTAACCAAGAGAAATGGCGAGCTGCTGATCTATTCTGTAAAGAACACGGATGGCAATTCAAAATATTAACTGAAAAAGAACTAGGACTTTGATATAAATATATAATGGCATATCTAATAGACAGAATAACAAAATCATTACAAAAAGAGGGTTTATCTCCTCGAACGAATAAAGCAAGAGCCTGGCTTCGATCTAAAGTTTCAGATTTGAATCCTTCGAAGCAAGCCCTTATGAATGATAGATTGAGACTGAAAAGCAGTACCATAATTGGTAAAATGTATTTTTACTTTTATGATCCCAAAACAAAAGATTCGTTGCGATATTACGATAGGTTTCCATTGGTTATACCAATAGAACAATACTCAGACGGGTTTCTAGGATTGAATTTACATTACATTCATCCAAAGCAACGAATTATTTTGTTAGACAAACTAAGTGAATATGCATCAAATGATAGGTATGATAATACTACAAAACTGCGATTAAGTTATGCGGTGTTATCATCTGCGGCTAAAATATTTGAAGCGCAACCTTGTATTAAAAGATATCTATTCAGTCATGTTCAATCCAGATTTTTAGAAATATCGGCTGATGAATGGGATATTGCTGCACTATTACCAATGGAAAGCTTTGTTGGCGCTACAACAAGCAAAGTATACGCCGACTCAAAGGACGAATTTTAATGGCTTTTACACCACAATCATTTTTATCTAATATTAAATCCAAAGATGGTTTAGCTAAACCAAATCGTTTTGAGGTTATATTACCTATTCCAGAATATATTAATAAGTTTATAGAAACATCAACTCTTGAAAAACTTCTTAACTTACCTACGACAATTGTTTCTGATGTTACAGAGGCCATTAGTCAAATTTTAGGAAATAGTCCACAAGATGAACAGTCTAAAGGTAACAACCCTGCAATTTCTAGGTATCTAGCGCTTCAATGTGAGAGTGCAGAATTACCTGGAAGATCATTACAAACGGCTGATGTTAAAATTTATGGTCCAACTTTTAAAGTTCCATATCAAACACAATATCAAGAAACCACATTAAACTTTTTGTGTACTAATGAATTCTATGAAAGAAAGTTATTTGATCGATGGATGGAAGCAATTATGCCATCAGATACAAATAACTTAAGGTTTCCTAAAGGCACAAATACAAGATACTTAACAAACATTAAAGTTATTCAGTATGATGATTTTATTAAACAAATTTATGCAATTGAAATGATTGATGCTTTTCCAATTTCAATTGCATCACAACCACTATCATGGTCTGAAGAAGGATTTCACAGACTATCTGTTCAATTTTCATATCAAAAATATCGTATTATATATTCTGGTAAATACGATATTGCAGCTGCAGCGGCTCAATTATTTGGAGATAAAGCTTCTAGATTTTTTGACAAAGCTGGTGGTACAATTGCTGAAAAATTAATCACACCAGCTTCCAGACTTATTTTTTAAACTGAGGATATAATATGGCTTTACCAAAAATTGATGTGCCGGTATATGAAACTAAATTGATTTCATCGGGAAAAACAATCAAGTACAGACCGTTTCTTGTAAAAGAACAAAAACTATTTTTAATGGCAGCACAAGCAACTGATGAGAAAGAGACTATTGCTGTGGTCAAACAAGTTTTAAATAACTGTATTATTACTGATATAGATATTGAAAGTTTGCCAACTTTTGACCTTGAATATTTATTCATGCAGCTTCGTGCTAGGTCTGTTGGTGAAGTTGTAAATTTAAAATACAACTGCAACAATATCGTTAAGGATGATAAGGATGAAGACAAAGTTTGTGGTGGTTTGGTTAAGTTTGACCTAAACCTTCTTGAAATTGAACCAATACGAAACGAAGAACATAACAATAAAATTGAAATTAGTGACAAACTAGGTATTGTAATGAAGTATCCAACTTTGGGAATGATTGGCAATACAAAGAATTTACAAGATGAAAATATTGAAGTGGTCATAGATATGATCATTAAGTGTATTGATTATGTTTATGATGCAGATCAAATGTATTATGCCAAAG